TGTTTATTTTTTAATGCATCAACTTGAGATTGAGCGGCTTTAAATTGTTCTTCCTTTTGTAGTTGGGCCATTTGGAATGCATTATCTTTTTTCCAAAGAGATTCCTTTATAGCTTCCTGTGTTAATTCTTTCCCATTTGAAATTCCCTGCATTATACCGACCATCGTTTCTTGTGCGTTACTACTTGTCAATATTCCTTTTTGAATCAAATCATTTGCATAATTTTGTGCTGTTAATTGGTTTTTAGTAAATATAGACATTTGCTGTTGTATATATGCCTGTTGATCCGCAACAGGCTTTGTTTTGGCATTTGCCGTTATATTATCTCTAAAAGTTTTTGCGTTATCCGCAAATATATTGTTTATCAATTTTGTAGAGGATTCAACTTGCATTTGTTTTACTGCACCTTCTAACTTTTCTTCTGTATCAAGTTCTGCGTATTTAATTCTCCATTTTGCTTCTATTGCAAGATTTTCAAGTCTTTGAGCTTGTTCAGCCCAAAGCATTGCTTTTCTAGTATCCTGCTCAAATTTCATCATGTCATGTTGGTGAGCTTGGTCAAGAGCCATCATATCTTTCGCATGTGTTATATCCATTTCCATCATAGATCTATCATGTGAAATTTGTCGTTCCATCATTTGTTTATCATGTGCAACTTCCATTTTAAATGCACCATTCGCTATATCGCTGCCCGTTTTTTCTGCGTTCTTTTGGTCTAATGTACCTTCAACTCCACCTTCACCGCCTTGCATTAGTGACATTAACTCTTGTACATCCATGCCCGTTGCCTGCGATAATTGCTGTTTTGCAAATGGATTCATAGATTCTATATCAATATCACCCAATGCTGATTTAATCGCGTCCGCTCCACCTGCTTGGTCTCCGGCCATTAATTTAGCACGAGCTTCGGAAAGGTCTACATTCTTACCAAGCATTGCAGATAGTCCCATTTCGGATTTAATACTATCTTTATAATTGAGAACCATTGTATCGGATGCCTTCATCATTGATGTCATTGATGATCCCATTTTTGTTAATGATATAGCTTGTTTTGCGAAATTTTCAGCTGAACCACTACTGAATTTGTATATACTAGCTTGCGCCTCAACCATATCCTTCATTACAATAGAAGCAACTACTCCATTTTTTTCAGCAAATTCGTTTATACCTGTAAGTAAGTTTTCTCCAACTTTCAATGAAGTTTTATTCATTAATCTAAAAAGATTAGATATACTCATTACTTCTTCAGCTGAGGATTGTAATAATCGTGATACTCCTTGCGCTGCTGTTGACATTGTTACCAACTCTTCGGCAGATGCTCCAAACATAGAAGTTGCGCTTGATACCGTACTTAAAACTGCTTCAGTTGATGATCCTATTGCTTCAAGTGCTCTTTCATTGATTTTTATATATTTACTGAATGTGCTCATTCCCGACACAAACAATGCTTTACGTCTTGCGTAGGCAGCTTCTATATTTTTGGTTTCTTGATCAAATTGAAAATTTAATCTTTGTTTATCCGCATTATATTCAAAATCTTTTCTTTGTTTAAGTGCATTATATTCAAATTCTATATTTTCTTTTTGTACACCACGTCTATAATTAAATTCATCTGTTATAAGACCTTGTTTATAATGCAACTGGTCAGTTTCTACACTTTTCTGCCAATCCAACATATCTCTACGAGCTGCAAATTCTTCACGGAATGGCTCCATTATATTAAAATCGGCAACTATCTCACGATATTTTTTAGTATCTTTAAATGCTGCCTTTGTGGCTTCTTCGTTAAACCCACCAAAGAATGTTGATATATCCGAAACGGCCTGTGCCATTTTTCCTGAATCCCAAAAATCCACAACTTCCATACCAATAGCAAATGCAGCTCCTATTGGACCTGCTGCTGCCATTAGTTCCCCACCAATGCCGGCCATCATACCACCTGCTCCCTCAAGCATACCACCGGCTTCACCAAGCATACCGGCACCCGCTTCAATTCCTTCCCCACCTTTTGCTAATTGTTTGCCAGCATTCATCATTCCCTTCAACTGCTTCGGATTCATACCAGTTGCATTCATAGCATCCTTTGTTCCTACACCCTTTGCTCTTAAATCTTGGTAATCTTTGAATTTTTGCCCACCAACACCAGACATCTTATCCGAAAAATTACCTAAAGCTTGGTTTAATTTCTTATCACCAAACATCTTTGATAAATTCTGCGATAAAGATGGTGCAAGTTTATCTATTAGAGATTTTGCCGCATTGGTTGTATTAGATCGTTTATCTATTGATGCTTTATTTTTATTTAAATATTCTTCAACAACAGCGTTTCCTTTAGGTGCCTTACCAGCTCCAGCTTTTCCTCCACCTTTGCCTGGCTTATTACCTTTTTTAGTTTCGGTAGTATTTGTATTGAGAGTTTTTCCCAGTTGGGATATGGATGGTACTAATTATTTTTCGATAGTATTTTTTAAGTCGTATAGACTATCGTATAAATCCTTTGTGGACATATCAAGAGTACCTATTGAGTTTTTTAGGTCTTGTAACTCCTTGTCCATTTTAGAATTGTCTCTGTTGTTTCTTGCCATCTATTTTATATTTGCGTTTATCCTATATAAATATTAAATAACAAAATTAACTTCTCCTACTTGCTTTGCCAGGCGAAGATGACTTGCCCTTTCCTATGGCTTTCTCATATGTAGCTTTTTCTTCTTCTTTAGCTCCAATTAATTCACGGAAATAAAATTCACGTAATTTAACGGGCATATAGTATAGATCACTCCAATTAAATCCACCATTGGAGTAATACATCATTTGAAATATTTTTTTATGAAGCGTTACTGAATAATCAGTCGGCAGGGTAAAAAAAGTCTACCCCAATCGGCACTCTTAACGCCTCCTTCTCGCCGGAGAAAGGTGATGTATACTCAAATGTAAAATCTACATCTGGTGTCATACTTCCTATATATTTACGGAGTGCCTTTGAATCTTGTATTTGGAATTGATTTGCAACAAAGTTACTAATATACCCCAAGTCTCTATTACCATTTACTTCAATAATAATACGTCTCCAACGAGTTGTAATCTCATTACTTTGCTTTAAAGTTCTTTCACTAGCTTCAATATCTTTATTGATTGCTACTTCATCACCATGTGTAAGTAATTTGAATTTAATTGGAAGGCCGGATTTTGGTAATACAAACTCATACTCATTTTGTCTATTAAGTAAAGATTCATCTATATCTTTTGTATTTAACTTAGCCATATCTACATCTACTGTAACCGATTCGTTTTCGATTGGGTCGGTAACCGTTACTTTGTACATAGGTCCATATGCTAATACTCTCGTTGCTACCAATATAGCGTTCTTATCACCAATTAGTATATCGTTTAGATTTACACCTGGTTCAACCAAAATAGATTCTAATAGTCTATCAATTACGGATCCCTTACGAATAAGAGTTGTTGATGTCAAAATATCTTCTTCTTTTGCAGTCAAAAGTTTGACTGTAACTTCTCCATTTGCCAATGCGCTTGTTTCAGGATAACATAGACCCATAGATGGTAATGTTATAACTTCTGTTGCGAATGGAAATGATTTTGCTTGCGTTGGTGGTTGGATTTTTGGTTTTACATTCAAACCACGGGTAACTTGTTGTTCTACATTTTCTTCCATAATATCACTTTGTGTTTAATAATAACTTTGTGTTTAATAATAACTTTGTGTTTAATAATATATATAAGGTTTTACAAAAATAAAAAAGGGAACATTTCTGCTCCCCTTTTTGTTTTTATTTTTATTTAGATTAAAATTCTAAAATAGCGTAATCATATGCCAATGTTAATTCAATCATCATTGGATCAGTTGCGTTTGACCAATCCGTTTCACCAAAGTTAGCGGATGTGATGAATGCTCCTTTTAGAGTCCATTGCTCAATCTTATCACCTACTGGTCCTAACATATAGAAATTCAAATCTTTCTTATAGAAAGCTGCGTAGCCGTCACGACCTGTTAAAGATTCATGTGATGTTCTAATCCAATCCATAACTTGCTGTGCACCAGAAGGTACAATCGGGTCATAGAGTGTAATATTAATATCATCCCAAGCTGCTTTACCTTTCAACTTTCTTTTTACGTTGATATGGTCTAATTCAACAACTTCTGCTGTGAATGTTGGTCTTGCTGCTGTCTTAATAAGATAGGAATCAATACCGTCGATTTCCATAATGAACCTGTTTTGCATTTTAGGTTCAAAGTTCGTATAGAACATCTTGTCAAACTCTAATATTTCTGGCATTTTATTTTATTTTAATTGTTTCTTTATATAAATATTGTTTTTTAAAAATTATCCGTTAAAAGCTGCTCCGGTCGGTAAAATATTGAAATCAATTTGAATAAATTCCGCCGTTTTAGTTGGTTGTAAGTAAATTGCTCCTTTCATAATGTTTCTATCAATTACATCTGGAGTGTTGTTACTTTCATCCATTACAACTCTGAATGCGTATAATCCTTGTCTTTGTTGAATTGCTTCCAAATATGGATTTACAATGTTCAAGAAACGATTTCTAGTAGTTGAAGTATTTTGCTCAAACACTAAATATCTAGAAGATGATGCGATATACTTCTTAACAGTCAATAACAATCTACGAACATTAATTCTATCCAATGCAGATGGTTTAGATTGTAATGTTTTTTGTCCCCATACCACTATACCTTGTCCAGGAAACTGGCAGATTGGGTTTACTTTATTTTCATACAATGTATCTCTTTCAGCGTGCGTTAATCTATTCAATACACTAACTGCTCCTGTCAAACCACCACGATTCAAACCTGCTGGTGCGAACCATTCTGCTGCTACTCTATCGTTAGCTGCGTAAATGCCAGGAAGTAATACGGAAGGTGGAACTGAAATTAATTGGTTAGTATTAACATCAATCGTCTTAACCCAAGGGTAGTAAGTTCCAACATAGTTAGAGTCTACCGATTGTGCTTGCGTTACTGCGTCAGCAATAGTTGCATCAAATTTAGTTGCGTCCATTATGTAGAAACAGTCAGTACGATTTTCTGCTAAATCAATTATTTTAGTTGCGATACCACTATGATATTGTCTGATGATACCAGGTGCAACAATCATATTAACATCATATTCGTCCTGATTTGATAATGCCGATATGTGTTTATCGTATGCTTTGTAGCCTGATTTTGTAGTAGCCGATACATCAAATCCTTGTGTGTTTCCAGCGGTAATGTTTGTTCCCAGATTAATAGATCCAGTTGGAGCCATTCCATCAAATCCTTCTTGGAATCCGATTAAGAAATTTCTAACTGCTACATCACCTGCTACAGACCCTGTTAATGGGAATGAATCGGTTGTATCTAATGAATATGCAACATTAGAACCAGTTGATACATTTTTTGGAATAGCAACTAAATAGTTAAGGTTATCGGTATTAGTATCTAAATCAATACCACCATAAGTTGTAGTACTTGCTGCTGCGTAACTTACTGCTGGTATTTTTGTTAATGAACCAGATACACTATGATAAACCATTAATTTATATGGTGCGTGTGCGTAAGGTACACATTGAGTAGGGATTAATTCAGGTGCTAAAGATGCATCTCTTATTGTATTAACTAATCTAATATATTTAGAATTGTTTACCCAATCGCCCGATTCAGTTACTTTGCCGGCCGAATCAATAGTTCTATATCTATCACCAATTACTCTATAAATATAATTAGGCGACATTGGGTCTAAATTAAGGCCTGAGAAGGATTCTAATACATTTTTTCTTTTATTAGTATCTTCGAAATCTCTAACAGTTACAGTAAATGAACCATATGCACTACCAGGAACAGTTCCTGCTGGTTTAATGTTTGAAATACCAATTTTAACTTTTGTGTTTGCTGCGTTGCCTGCTCCGATTGTTTCAAAACGGAATACGTTATATCTTTGGCCAGATATTAATTGAGATTGAATATATGGAGTAAGAGCTTCTTGTGCATCCAATGTAAAGTCCTGGTCATCTAATAAAAGTGATGTTACAGATGCTGATGCGTTGAATGGTACATTATGATATTTCCAAAATGAACTTACATATGCTCCTTTAGGTCCGATTGGTCCATATCCAAAAGTAGATTCTACATCATTAACATCATCATTATCCAATGAAGATGTACCAGTGAATGTGTATGATAATCCAGCCGATGCTGTTACATTGATTGTGAAATCGCCAGACCCAAGAGATACTACAGTCGAACCACTAAGTCCGGTTGTAAAATTATTTTTATCGGATGGAAATAATATAGCGGATGATGCTGTGAATGAACCCGTTGCTACAGTTAATAACAATGGATTTTGTGCAGTATAACCACCAATGCCTGCAACTCTACAAATAGTAGCCGTACCAGCTTCTCTTAAATAAGATTGAACTGCTAATGGTGTATAATATGTGTTATCAACAGTTCCAAATAGGGTTTCAAATTCCGCTTGGGAATTAACTATTGTAGGAACTAATGGTCCTTCTTTAAAAGGTCCAATAAATGCTGCACCGATTTCAGCAACTCCTTGCTGTAAGAAGGATAGGTCGTTCTCTTTTGTAAATACGCCAGGTGATACAATTTTTTCTGCCATGTTATTATAAATTTAAAA